TGGAAATCTTCCTGTGAAATTGGGTTGCGAATGTAGATTGGCTCTCCTACTTCTGAAACAATGTTTCCATTGTCCAATGAGATGTCTCTACCAACTCGTGGTAGTGTGGTAAACCCGGTACGTAAGCACCGTGGCATATCCATGATTTCAACCGTTTGTGTTTGATTCATTATTGGCTGGTAATTATATATCCTGCTGTAGGACTTGTATTATTCTGTGTAAAAGATAATACACATGGCCCTTGAGCCATTTGGTAATTATACCTGCCACTGCTTGAAAAAAGATCAAACGGCGCTGCCAAATAGACAGTACGAGACGTTGTTGTTCCCGCTGCTTGGTCATATACTGTTGCAGTCTGACCAATTCCTGCTCTAATCACAGTACTTTGTGATCCAGAGTAGTTAATTCGATAATAATAGGTAGTACCAGGTACACCACCTGTTCGGTAAGTGAAAAAATATTCATTACCTAAGGTGAGTAACTGTTGCCTAGCTCTATTAATCTCTAAAGTTCCTACTCTAGTTCCTAAAGCACTTAGATTAGAATTTATAGTGTTAATAGCGGTGTTAATGCTTATAACACTATTATTTAGAGAGGTTGTTGTACTCTCTAATGCCACAATACGGCTATTGTAACCGTTAACTGTCGTTGTCAATACAGATACTTGTCCCGAAAGAGAAGTCACCTGCGTTGATAAACTATCTACTTGAGACGACAAAGGTGCTATTTCTGTTGCCAGAGATAGTACATCTGTTTCTAAAATATCTAGTTGCGTGTTAACGGCTATAAAAGAAGTATTATTGGCTATTTGATTTGCATCAACGATTGCTCCTAGTTGCCTAAGTTGATCGTTAACATCATCCAGCCGCTGGTTTGTGCTGGTAAGTTGCGCCGATATTGACGGTACATCCAATGTATCTAACACTTGAAACAAAGTACTCTTTGTATCAAAGATAATATCTCCGATTTCAGTGGACATTATCTAGGTCTTCATTTTGCCGTTCAGCTAAACGAATAAGCCTATTCGAACAATGTCGAATTATATCAAATAATATGCATAAGCAAATTAGAGTGATACAAGGACCTACTATTTCTGTGTAGTACATAAATGAGATGTATCGTTATAATACCGTTCAACGTATTTTTGTTTTGCAACAGAGTAAGGAACTGCTACAATACTTCCTAGATGACTTCGTAAGTCTGAATCCTCACACTTACTAAGTTTAGTTCGGAAAGTATTGTAATAATCCTCACCATGTAATACGGCTTCAAATAGAGATTGCTCTACTAAATTATACCATATTACATATTCAGAGTTATCAATCTGAGTCCACACGAATGGAGACTCTATTGATCTCTGCAAGAGAGGGGCAGTGGTTAAACCTTCCCACTCTATTAATCCTCTTTTGAGGAACTGAGCTTGATCGATAGGACAGAACTTTCGTTCGATACCATCTTTAGCTCCGGGCGTTATTTCATGCCCTATTGAACTCATCACTTCTTTCGCAGTGAGATAATTATACTTTTCAGCATAATTATCTGAGACTGATTCAACTTTGTCATCACCAAAGGCGACTCCACGAACATTTGATCTAAAATGACTCAGATCACAATTTCCTGTTGTTTTAATCCATGTATAAAACGATAGTAAATCATTACAAATACAGTTTATTACAGTGGTTAGATATTCTCCACTTTTATTTCCCGTTTCGGTTTGATAAACTGTATCATAATCAACTACTATCGTTTTGATGGCTTCGTCTTCTAAAACGGCTCTCGCTGTGTCCCAAAGATCTGGAGAATTTCTCTGAATTACTACACGCACAATTTTAAATGCAGCGTGCATTAATTCACTATGAAGATGTTTATCATAGTTTGAGAAATCCATATCAAACACATTAGGATGTGCATTAAGATGCTCATAGATAGCTTTCCATTGCAGTGAATGAGGGTTAACTCCCACCGCATGATTTAATTTTAGGAAAGCTTTCGAGTAAGCTTCTTTGAAATTGCCAAATAAGGCTGCATCACATATTACTTTCTCAACAGGTATACAATGAAAAACTCGCGTTTTACCATTTTCTACTGCTGAGAGTTTAATTAATGCATCTTTTAATTTAGAATTGCTCAGAGAAATCATACGTTCCCCTTGTTGAGCAGCCTTTAATTTAGCAATTATTCGCTGTTTCAAACGAATACCGTTTTTATCGTCGCGAAACGATATAACTCCGTCGACATTTTGTAAGAAGTCACTCTTTTTAGAACACCCCGGGAGTTCATTCCAGGGAATTCCACAAGCTTTATCCAACTCCATTCCTGTACAGAAAACGTTTTCACGATCTCCATTCAGGCCCAGGTCGATA